GTAATGATCTGTCTGTAGGGAACCCCCCCACCCCATCGCGCGCGTATCAACCGAGGAGGCGTCATGGGTTCACTCAGGGATGCCTTCGAGCAGGTTGCCACCATCAGCGATCAGGTTCGCCCGGTCGATGCGGCGCTGGTCGAGGCTGGCCGGAAGCTGGCTGACCGGATTGACGCGGCCGACACCCTGGATGGCGAGTCGGCCACGAAGGCGATGTACCTGGTGCCTCACATGCTGAACGTCTTGAAGGAGATGCTAGCTACCCCTGCCGCTCGAAAGGCTGCCGGGCTTGATGCGAAGGAGACGACGGGTGGCAAACTCGCAAGTCTCCGATCCATCGAGGGTGGACGCAAGACCACAGGCTAAGCGTTTCGGGTGCGAGACGCCCCGCGTATATACCCAGCCGTTGCGTCCGCTGACTCCCGATACGTCGGCAGGCTTCTCGGTCATCGAGTTCGCCGAGGTTGTCCTTGGGATCACTCTCTATCCGTGGCAGTGCTGGCTCCTTATTCACGCGCTCGAGTTGATGCCCGATGGGTCATTCCGTTTTCGCACGGTCGTGGTGCTCGTGGCTCGTCAGAACGGCAAGTCCACGCTGTCGCAGGTGCTCGCACTGTGGTGCATGTACGTGCTCGGCGTGGCGCTGGTGATTGGCACCGCGCAGGACCTCGACGTTGCCAAAGAGATTTGGTCGGGTTGCGTCAACTTCGTGGAAGAGATTCCCGAGCTCGACGCACTCAAAGCGAAGGTTGTCAAGAACAACGGGCAAGAGTCGTTGGAACTCAAGACTGGCGAACGGTACAAGGTCAAGGCGGCGAACCGCCGCGCAGGTCGTGGCCTCTCGGGTGATCTGATTCTGCTTGACGAACTTCGTGAGCATCAGTCGTGGGATGCGTGGGGCGCGATCACGAAGACGACGATGGCGCGTCCGAATGCTCAAGTGTGGGCGCTCTCGAACGCGGGTGATGCGTCGTCGATTGTGGCGCGGTATCTGCGCAAACTGGCGCACGCTGCGTGTGGCGACCCGGATGGTTTGAACAAGGACGACGCCCCCGATCTTCTGCCTGACGATGAGGACCTCGAAACGGACGGCGACACGCTCGGCATCTTCGAGTGGTCGGCCCTTCCGGGTTGTGACAAGTGGGATCGTGATGCGTGGGCGCAGGCTAACCCGTCGCTGGGGTATTCGATCACCGAACGCACGATCGCGAGCGCGGCACGTACCGATCCTGATTGGGTGTTCCGCACTGAGGTTCTGTGCCAGTGGTCGGATGGTTCGCTTGAGGGTCCGTTCCCACCTGGCACGTGGGATGCGGGTGTGGACCCAACGTCGGAGATTCCGACGGGCGCTCGGGTGATGTTTTGCGTGGACGTGTCGGCGGATCGTACAACCTCGCATGTTGCGGTCGCTGGGTTCCGTGCGGATGGTCTGCCGCATGTTGAGGTGGTCGCGTCTCGTCCGGGTACGGATTGGATCGCGGGCTGGTTTGCGGAACGGGCCACGGCCGAGAATCCGATGTGGACTGCGCTTCAAGAGCGTGGCGCCCCGGTGTCGTCGCTTGCTGACGAACTGCGCGAGGTGGAGCATTTGACCGTGGTCCCGTGGGGCGGGATTGACTTGGGCAATGCGACGGGGAAACTGTACGACCTTGTAAAGGGGTCGGGCATGATCGAGCAGAAGGACGGTCCGCCGAAGCGTGGCGGGCTAGTTCACTTGCCGCAACCGCTTCTCGACGTGGCCGCCGCAACTGCGGTGCCGAAGATTCTGACTGATGGTGGCATGGCTTGGGATCGTCGCAAGTCCCCAACCGATGCGGCGCCACTCGTGGCGGTCACGGGCGCGCTGTGGCTCCTGTTGCAACGGGAGGAACCGAAGGCGCGTAGCGCTTACGAAGACCTTCACGACATTTTTGTCGTCTAACCTTTAGGGAGAGCGCATGGGCATCCGTGCCGCAGTCCAGGCCCTCCTTGGGGTCAATCCGATGTACCGGGACATTTCGTACGTGGACGCGGCTTCGCGTTCCGTGCTGGGCATGTCTGCCGAACGTTTGTTCGAGACGCAACCGCATTTGCGCACCGTGATTTCGTTCAAGGCTCGCAACATTGCGCACTGTGGGCTGCAGGTCTTCGAGCGTCGCACGGACACGGATCGTGTGCGCCTGCGTGATGACCCGATGGCGTTGCTGTTGGCGCACCCGAATGCTTCGATGACGGCGCACGAGTTGATCTACGGGCTCGTCGCCGACTATTCGCTGTACGACGTGGCGTACTGGCTGCTCTCGGAGAACCCTGCCGTGGTGGCCGGGTGGGAGATTCTGCCGATTCCGCCGGCGTGGGTGACGCGCACTGGTGGCGGTACGGCGTATGCGCCGACATGGATGGAAGTGATTCGCCCCGGTTCGGGTCAGATCACGACGATCGACTGTGCGGATGTGATCGCGTTCCACGGTTGGAACCCCGGTCACCCTTCGAGCGGCATCTCGCCCGTGGACGCCCTGCGTGGCGTGCTCGCTGAGCAGATTCACGCGAACTCGTACCGGCAGCAAGTGTGGGAGCGCGGCGGGCGCGTGGGCACCGTGCTCACCCGTCCCGTGGATGCGCCCGCATGGTCAACTGAGGCGCGCACGAAGTTTGGGCGCGACTGGAAGGCCAAGTGGACTGGCGCTGACGGTGCGAAGGCTGGCGGCACCCCGATTCTCGAGGATGGCATGAGTCTCACCAGGCTCGGGTTCTCCGCGAAGGAGGACGAGTGGGTGGAGGGTGTGAAGCTCTCGCTCGCGACCGTCGCGTCCGTGTACCACATCAACCCCACGATGGTCGGGCTGTTGGACAACGCGAACTTCTCAAACGTCAAAGAGTTCCACCGGATGCTCTACACGGACACCCTCGGCCCGGACTTCGCGTTCTTTGAGGATCGCATCAACGGGTTCGTGGTGCCGCGCGTGTCAAAGACGCCGAGCGTGTATGTCGAGTTCAATGTGCGCGAGAAGATGCAAGGCTCCTTCGAGGAGCAGGCGGTCGCCATGTCGACGGCTATTGGTCGCCCGTGGATGACGGCCGATGAGGGTCGCGCGATGGAGAACATGACGTCGCTTGGTGGTGACGCGGCGCGTCTCGTGACCCCGCTCAACGTGCTCGTGGGCGGTCAAGCATCCGTCCACGATTCGGGTACGCAGAATCTGAACGCGGCACCCAAGGGATACGCGGATCAGCGGAAGATCCTAGACGACTCGCTCGCGAACATTCCCGACCTCCAAAGCGGACGCATCAAGTCGCGCGCTCCGGCCACGTATGAGGAGAAAGCGAAGGAAGTCCTCGCGTCGTTCTTCCGTCACCAGCAGGGCGTCGTCCTTCCCGCGATTGGTGCAAAGTCGGGCAAGTCGCGCACGAAGGCCGCGGACCCGGCGTGGTGGGATTCGGCGCGTTGGGATCAGGAACTCTCGGACGACCTGTACGCGCTTGCCGTGTCAACGGCCGCGCACGTATCGGCGGAAACGTTGAAGTCGCTCGGCTTCGATCCTGCCGTGTATGACGAGGCGCGGACCCTGAACTTCTTGAAGGCGGTCGCCAATTCGCGGGCGGGCATGGTGAACGCGACCACGTTGGACCAACTCGTGGCGGCGATGGATGCGAACCCGGACGACTACCCGGACGGCGGGATGCCCACACCGTCCGGCGTGTTCGAGACTGCGGCGTCGAGTCGCATGAAGGAAATGGCGACGACCCTCATCACGACGTTCTCTGCGTTCGCTACGGCTGAGGCCGGCAAGCAGGCGTTCGGGGACAAGGGCACGAAGACGTGGGTTGTGGCGTCGGCGAACCCGCGCCCCTCTCACGCCGCCATGGACGGCGAGACGGTCTACCTGTCGGAGAACTTCTCGAATGGCATGGCTTGGCCCGGTGATCCTGTCGGCGGCGCCGAAGAGGTCGCTAACTGTACCTGCGGCCTAGAAATGTCCACCCCGTAACGCCCAACGTCCCCCCCGTACTACCGCACCGAAGGAGCGACCATGCTCACCAAAGACATTCCCTTGCGCGTCAAGGCTGGCCCCGCTGACGGGTTGGCTGAGGGCGTCATCGAGTTCTACGCCTCAACGTTCACCGACCAGCCGGACTCCTACGGCGATGTGGTGATGCCGGGCGCGTTCGATGAGGACATTGCGGCATGGAAGGCGTCGGGCGGCCCCGTGTCGGTCCTGTACGGGCACAACCAGTCCAAGCCTGACTACAACGTGGGCGGCGCCGACGCATCGACTGGCGACTATGCCGCCGACGACCATGGCCTTTTCGTGCGAGCGCGCATGGACATGGACAACGAGGTTGCCGCTCAGGTGTACCGACTTGCGAAGGCCAAGCGTCTGCGTCAGGGCTCGTTCGCCTACGACGTGCTCGATGAGGGAACGGTCACGCGCGCCGATGGCACGAAGGTCAACGAACTGCGCAAGTTGAAGGTGTACGAAGTGTCGCTCGTGCCAGTCGGTGCGAACCAGGACACGGCGGTCATCGCCGTCAAGTCCCTGCGCTCCGAGGTGGCGTCCGAGGTTGCAGCCATCAAGGCGGGGCGCATGTTCTCCGCAATGAACGAAGCGGCACTCAAGCAGATCGGGGAGGACGCCGCGGGCGTCGCGTCCGACATCGAGGATCTTCTCGCCCAAATGGGCGGGGACAACAACCAGGGTAAGGCCAGCGGTACACCCGAAGCGAAATCCGAGACCGACGCAGAGGAGCCCCTTGGGGCCAATGCGCCCGCACTCGGAGAGGAGCAGAAGGTCAGCCCGTCCGCACGAGTCCTGGCGGAAACGCAACTACTCGCTCACGGTGTGTAACCGGGGCAGAAAGGGGTCATCATGACTCCGGAAGAGAAGCGGGCCGCCGCTCTTAGGGCGGCCCAAGATGTGATTGCAAAGGCCAAGACCGAAGCCCGCGACCTCACGGTCGAAGAGGTTGCCGACCTTGACACGAAGAACGCGGAGATCACGGAGATCGACGCGAGCATTCAGCGTTCGCGCAAGTCCGCAGCGATCGTCCAGGCCTTCTCGGGCCTTGGCGCCAACGAGGACACCCCCGTGGCGGACAGCCAGGCGAAGTCGCTTGGTGAGTTCGTTGCCAAGTCCATCGGCGCCGAGCTCAAGGGCAAGAAGGGTTCGCGGGTCTCAGTCTCGACCCCCGAGTTCAAGGCCGCGTCCGACGTCCAGTCAACGTACGCCGCCATCCTCCCAGCACTGACCACGGTCGACACCAACATTGTGATCGGCGTTCGTCGCCGCCTCACGGTAGCCGACCTGCTCGGCACGGAAACCATCTCCGGCAACTCGCTCACGTACTTCATTGAGGGTGCCCTTGAGGGTGCCCCAACGAGCGTGGGCCAGGGTGGTCACAAGCCGCAGATTCACTACGGCGACCTGACCCCGGTCACGGAGTCCCTCATGAAGATCGCCGCGTTCCTCAAGGAGTCGGACGAGATCATTGAGGACGCCCCGTGGCTCGCTTCGGCAATCAACGGGCGTCTCGTCTACAACCTCGGGGTTGTGGAGGAGGACCAGTTGCTTGGTGGCGCGGGTGGTGGTTACGACCTGACCGGCATTCTTCACCGTGCGATTCAGTCGGTAACTTCGGCCGCTCTGACCGACGACGCAGACTCGATCTTCCGTGCGACGACGAAGGTGTTCACGGGTTCCGGCCTCCAGGCTGACGGCCTTGTCATCAACCCCTCGGACTACCAAACCTTGCGCCTCATGAAGGACGGGAACGAGCAGTATTACGGCGGCGGGTTCTTCCAGGGCCAGTACGGTCAGGGCGGGATCGTCGAGCAGCCCCCGGTGTGGGGTCTGCGCACGGTGGTCACCCCGGCCATCCCCAAGGGCACCGCGCTCGTGGGTGCGTTCAAGCAGGCCGCGTCTGTCATCCGTAAGGGTGGTGTGCGTGTTGAGGTTGTGAACACCAACGACACCGACTTCGAGTACAACCGGGTGACGGTTCGTGCTGAGGAGCGCCTGGCGCTCGCGGTGCGCGTGCCGTTCGGGTTCTGCAAGGTCACGCTCGTCTCGGACGAGTCCTAGCATGACCGCGACAGGCGGGGCGGGTAAGCACTCACCCCGCCTGTCGTCATGCCCGGATACGGAGCCGGACGTCGACAAGGCGGCTGACGCGAAGGCCGCACCGACGCCTCGCAACAAGCAACGCATCCTCATTCTCAACAAGGGAGACGAATCGTGACCACACCGACCGACCCCCTGGTCACGCCCACCGAACTGTCCCAGTGGACGGGTGGCAAGATTCTCACGGCCGACCCGCGTTCCACTGCGCTCATCGCCGGTGCTACCGCCGCGATTCGACGCCTCTGCGGGTGGTATGTTGCCCCCAGCATTGAGGCCACGTTCACACTTGACGGACCAGGCGGCGACCTGATCGTCCTGCCCACGTTGCACCTCACGGCGGTCACCTCGGTGACACAACTCGGGGTCGCGCTCACCGAATACGACCAAGCCACCCACGAGGGGGACTACGAGTGGTCCGCCAATGGTGAGATTCGCCTCGCGTCCAGGCCCATGCCATCAGTTGAGCCTTGGCGACGCCAATGGACGGAGCGCTACCGTGCTATCACCGTCGAGGCAACGCACGGGTACGCGATCGCGGACGTACCGGACGTTGCACAGATCATCATGCAAGTGTGCGCGTCGGCCATGTCGTCGCCAATGGGCGCCACGACTGAGCGCGCGGGCCTGCTGTCTGTGACGTGGGCGACGACCGCACCGGGCGTAGCGGGCGGTCTTGCGCTTCTCGAGCGCGACCTTGCGATCCTCAACTTGTACCGGTTGCCGAAGGGCGCATAATGCTGGTCTCCTTCGCATCCCAGTCCATCGCCGTGGTCGTCCTGGCGACGATTGACGACCGGGGCACGACGGTGCCCGACTGGACGGCAACCCCCACATCTGAGACCACGGTGGCCGGGTGTCTCGTGACGCCCGGTGCCTCGGCGGAGGTCACTGCTGCCCGTCAGGGCGTCTCAATCAAGTGGACCGCACTGGCACCCCCCGAGACCGCCGTCAACGCCCACAACGCCGTCCGTTTCGGTGGCGTCCTGTATGAGGTGGACGGCGAGCCGGAACGTTGGCCGTCGCCCACAGGCGCCCTTGACCACGTGGTCATCTACTTGGTGGAGCACACCGGCTGATGGACGCCAAGATCGTCATGAACTCGGCGGGGATTCAGGCACTCCTCAAGTCTCAAGAGGTGCAGGACGAACTCAGTGCCCGCGCTGATCGCATTGCGGCGGCGGCTGGTGACGGCTTCGAGGTGCAGACCACGGTGGGCAAGACGCGCGCACACTCTTCCGTGAACTCTATGACGGCGGACGCCTGGTATCAGGAGGCCGCGCACAAGACGCTCACCTCCGCGATCGACGCCGGAAGGGACTGACATGCCCGCCCAGGTGATCGTGTTCCCAGATGTCGAGGATTTGACCCGGCTTGAGTTCAATGCCCGATTCGCTGCGCGGACGGGGTTCACCACGGTAGTGGCCTACGTCGGCAAGAGGCCCGCGACGCTGCCCACAGACTTCGTGTTCATCCGGCGCACGGGAGGACCCTCGCGCGACCTCACGACCGACATGGCACAGATCACCGTGGAGGCGTACTCGAAGACCTCCAGCACCCGAGCGGTGGCGATCGCCAACCTGTGCCGCGCGTTCCTTGGCGCTGCGGAACGTGACGGGTTCCTCAATGGCGTCCCCTTGCGTGAGGTTGTCCCCTTCGGCGGCCCCTACCTTGACCCCGACCCAGACGCGCCCACTTTCACCAGGTATTCCGCGACTTCAACGGTCGCGGTACGCGGCACCGCCGCATAGTCAACCCAACGGTCAGACCGACCAGCAAGGAGTAACACCATGGCTGTTAATGCCGCCAATGTCCTGGTCGGCGCACCCGACCAGGCGACCACCGGGGCGATTCTTTCCGCCCCCCTCGGCACCGCACTCCCCACCGACGCGCTCGCCACCCTCAACGTCGCGTTCACCGATTCCGGGTACGTGTCCGACAAGGGCCTCACGTTGTCGCCGAAGCGCAACACGAACAGCATCGCCGACTGGTCTGGGGCGGAGATTCGCAAGATTCTCCAGTCCTTCACCGGGGAACTCAAGTGGGAGCACCTGGAAGTCAACCAGGCATCGCTCAAGAACTCGTTCGGCGACGGCAACGTGACCGCGATCCCCCAGAACTACCGGCACGGCAACCAACTCAAGATCCAGATGGGCGCCTACGAGTTGCCTCGCAAGGAGTGGGTATTCAGGATCAAGGATGGCGACACTCGCGTCGTCATCGTCGCCCCTGACGCTCAGGTCACGGAGACGGGCGATCTTTCGTTCGTCAAGTCTGACGCGATCAAGATTCCGGTGACCCTGTCGTGCTACCCGGATGCTTCGGGCAACTCGATCTACATCTTCCTGGACGACGGCAACGAGTCGTAACCCAAGCAGCCGGGCGGGGGTTCCCTCAGGGGAGACCGGCCCCCGTCCGGCGTTGTCAGGTCTCCCCACACACTACGAAAGGTCTCCCCATGTCCGAATCTGTACCCGAGTCTGTACCCGTCGCGCAAGTGGCGGCGTCGAAGAACTTCACGTTCGTCACCGAATCGGGCGCGACGGTTGTCGTCCCCCAGTTCAAGAAGATGCCCACGGGTGTCGCGCGCAAAATGCGCAACGAGCCGGTAGCCAACCAGGTGTTCGCCGTCCTGGAATACCTCGCATCGAAGGAAGCCCTTGCCATTCTCGATGAGACCGAGGTGGGCGAGTTCAACACGTTCATCGAAGCGTGGCAGGCGGACTCCGGGATCACGGTGGGGGAATCCTCGGCCTCGTCCAGCTCCTAGAAGAGCATGGCGAGGCCGTCGAGTATGACCTTCTGACCGTCGGGTTGCGCCTGGACGATTTGGGCACGGAGCGTCTGACGTGGCGCGACCTGTTGGTTGTGGTGCGTCAGTCCCCGGCTGGGTCTGCCATGGACCGGTCCTTGCATGGCAAGGATTCCCACTGGACCCTGAGCGCCCAACTGGGCGCGATCATCGCGGATCGTCTCGACATCCTCATCTGGCAGAACGGTAGTGGCAAGGGCGATCCGCCCGAGCCAATTCTGCGTCCCGGTGTGACGCCGAGGGGGCGCACGTTTGGTAGTGGCGCGTTGCCGATGTCCAAGTTCAACGACTGGTGGAACCGTCGCAAAGGGAAAGGGGACGCCTGATGGCTGTTGAAATTGCGAGCGCCTATGTGACCCTGATCCCATCACTGGCGGGCGCTCAGGCGGCCATTGCTGAGGCTATCGTCCCGGGTGCCACGGCGGCCGGGGCGACGGCCGGGGGCATGATGGGCGGTTCACTTCTTGGCGCCTTGAAGGCGGCGCTTCCGGTCGTATTGGTCGTCGCCGCAGTCGGTTCGCTCTATGCGATCGGCGACACGTTTCACGCCATGGAGTCCACGATCCGTGTGGGCACGGGCGAGACGGGTGCGGCCCTGGACGATTTGGTCGCATCGGCCAAGAACGTCGGCACGAAGGTCCCGTCGTCGTTCGCCGACATCGGCACGACCATCGCGGGCTTGCATGAGCGCCTCGGCTTGACGGGTCCCGTCTTGGAGACTCTGGCCCGACAGTTCATCACGGCCGGACGCATCACCAAAGAGTCCTTGGACATTCCGACGCTCACGGCCGCGTTCTCCATCTTCAACATCACGGGTGCGGATACGTCGGCCGCCCTGGACACTCTCTTCCAGGTGTCTCAGGCGACCGGAGTAAGCATCAACGCCCTGTCCGACTCGGTCAAGTCGGGCGCCCCCGTGTTGCAACAGTTCGGGTTCTCGTTCGCAGACTCGGCGGCGCTCATGGGCACCATGGACAAGGCTGGCATCGCGAACTCGACGACCCTGATGGCCCTCAAGATTGGCCTCGTCAACTTCGCGAAGGCCGGGCTCGAGCCACAGCAGGCGCTCAAAGACACCATTGGGCAGATCGAGAACTTCACAAAGGCCGGGAACGACGCGGCGGCGCTCACGTTGGCTGCGAAGATTTTCGGCACGCGCGGCGCCACCCAGTTCGTCGCGGCGGTCAAGTCGGGCACCCTGAACCTGAACGACCTCATGGCGGCGGCCGGGGCTGGCAACGATACGATCCTGACGGCGGGCTCGGCGGTCTCCACGTTCGCGTCAAAGTTCGCCGTCCTCAAGAACAACGTCCTGGTGGGTCTTGAGCCGATCGCCATTCGCGTGTTCAAGGCGTTCGGTGACGGAATGCAGTGGATCAACGACCGGGGCATCCCGATAATCAAGGAGTTTAGCGGCTGGCTGTCGGACAACGTTGTCCCCGTACTGGTGACGGTCGGCGGCTACATCACTGGCACCGTGGTGCCTGCCGTAGACCGATTTATCCAAGGTTTCAAGGATGGCACCGGCGCGGGCGGCGGATTCCGCGACTTCCTGGTCCTGCTCTACAACGATGCCATCAAGCCGATCGGTGATTTTCTCATCGGCACCGCGATTCCCGCCGTGCAGACCTTCGTCCAGCAGTTTCGCGACGGCGAGGGTTCGGGCGGCAAGTTCCGCGACATCCTCCAGGACATCTATAACAACGGCATCGTCCCACTCGCATCGTTCATCACCGGCACTTTCCTGCCCGACCTCAAGAAAATCGAGGACTGGATTCTCGGCTCAGGTGGCACACAACTCGGATCACTCAAGCAGTACTGGGAGGACCACAAGGGAGCCATCAAAGCGCTCGCCGGGATCATCACGGTCATCCTGCTTCCCGCGTTCGCTGTCGCGGCGACCGATGCCGTCGCGTCAGCCGCCACGCAGGTCAGTGCGTGGGTCGCGTCCAAGGTTGCGGCTGTGGACTCGGCCATCTTCCAGTATGGCGCCAACGTGTCGATCGTCACTGGGTGGGTCATGTCCGCCGGTGCCGCTATTGCGGACGGGGCGATCATTGTCGCCATTTGGGCCATGCTCAAGTGGGATGCAATCAAGAGCGCAGCGGCCATGGTGGCTGCGATGGTCACAATGGATGTTCAGTGGCTTGTCTCGTCTGGCAAGGCCGCAATCAGCGCCGCATCGCAGGTTGCTTCCCACGTGTTCGTCGCCATCTCCGGCTGGGGAGTGCAGGCCGCCGCAGCCGTTACCGCAGGTGCGATCATTGCGGAGGTGTGGCTTGCCCGGATTGGTGAGGCCATTGCCGGTGCGGCGTCAACCGTTGTATCGTTCGGCATCGTCGCTGCCGGGTGGATCTCCACTGCCGCCACGGCCATGGCTTCCGGTATCACGATGGCCGCCGCATGGGTGATCGGCCTCGGCCCCATTGCGTGGATCATCGCCGGGGTCGCCGCGCTCGTCGCCGCATTCGTGTGGGCCTACAACAACGTCAAGTGGTTCAAGGACGGCGTCGACGTGGAATGGGCACTCGTCGTCGCGGGCGTGGCGTGGATGAAAGACCAGTGGACGACCAATTTCAACATGGTGACGACGGTCCTTGCGGCGGCGGCCGATTTCATCCTCAACGGTTTTGCCCGCATCGCCGATGGCTTCGCGACCATGCTTGGGGCGCTCGGCAATGTCCCCGGATTCGGCTGGGCAACAGAGGCCGCCGACAAGATGCTCGATGCGGCAAGCAAGGCGCAGGGGTTCGCCGACGCCATCAACGCCATCCCCAACTCGAAGAGCATTGAGGTCTCGACGACGTTCTACAGTCAGGCCGTCCAGACGCCATCGTGGGCGATGCCCAAGTACGCCGCGGGCACGAACTCCGCCCAGAGCGGTGTGGCCCTTGTCGGTGAGAATGGTCCCGAGCTTGTGAGGTTCCGTGGCGGCGAGCAGGTCATCCCGAATAGCAGGATCGACAGTGGTCGTGGCGACAAGGGTCAGACGATCATCATCCAGGGCATCCAGGACATCGAGCAGATTGTGGCCGAGTTGCCGCGTTTGCAGTACAGGGGCGCAGCGTGATTCCGGTTCAAGCACAACGCGCAACGTTGGGGACATTCGAACTGTCGGCGACTCACGCTGGTGACATTGACGTCATCATGTCCGACCTGTCTGGTTGGGGCGCTCCGGCGTCGTCGGCCGAGACGGTACGGAAGCCGGGCCAGCATGGTGTGTGGGTGTCTGACGGTTTCCACATTGGCAAATACATGACGGTTGCGGGTGCGATCATTGCGCCTTCCCTTGATGAGGCTCGTGACACGTTTGACGAGTTGGTCGCGTCTGCCACGTTGACCGATACGACGTTCACGGTGGTCGAGGGCTCAAGCGCGCGCTGGGTGACTGTTCGGCGTACGGGCGACGTGACGTATCAGCCCCGGTCCAGCGGCACGGTGGTCAACTGGTCAACGGTCCTACTTGCCGCAGATCCGCGCAAGGTTCAGGCGGACCTCGTGGGTTCGACGGGCTTGCCGTCAACCGCTGGCGGCATGACGTTCCCGTTCACGTTCCCGTTCACGTTCTCGGAGACCGTGACATCGGGTGTGGTGACGCTCACAAACCCTGGCAATGCGCCTGGTCGTGTGACGCTCAAGATCACAGCTGACGTGGGCGGCTTGACGGGCCCCGCGGTGACGCACATCGCGTCGGGGATCACGTTGCAGTTCGCGGCATCGCTTACGATCCCCGAAGGCAACTGGATTTACGTCGATATGGAGGGCCGCAAGGTTCTCGAGAACTCGCAGGCTGGGGCTGAGCGTAACGGCTGGGTGACTGGTCGCGGCTGGTCGGAGTTCCAGCCGGGCGTGAATGGTGCTCCTGGCGCGAACCAGTGGGCGTTCACGGCGCAGTCTGGGATTGGAACACTCGAAGTGACGGCCACGCCGTCGTGGTGGTGACATGAGCACGCTGCAATGGGTGGCATGTTCTGCGACTACGGGTGTTGTCATCACGGACCTTCCCGGGCTGAGTGTTGACCGTATCGCGGATGCGATGAACGGTTACGAGACCGCATCGGGCACGTTGACCTTGGACGCGAACACGTCGGCGGAGTGGTTGAACGCGACCCGTCCGGGCAGCGTCTACATGGTGTTGCTTGAGGATGGTCTGCCGGTGTGGGGTGGGCTGGTTGCTCGCCGTACACGTGGCAAGGGCAACGCGGTGAACATCGACATGGGCACCATTCCGACGTATTGGCGCCGTCGTTTCGTGGGCGACGTGACGTACACATCGACTGACCAGTGCGCGATCGTTGAGGCCCTAGTCGTCGCATACGGCGACGCATCCGGTTTGCCGTTCGCGTATGACGTGTCAGTTTCGGCAACCCACCGCGACCGCACCTACCTTGACATCAATGACAAGTCGTTGTTCTCGGTCATGTCAGAGCTCGCGGCTGTTGATGGTGGCCCCGAGTGGATGGTGGGCTGGGTTGCGACGACGGTGGGCACGCAGACCGCGTATGTGCCGCAGTTGATTGTCCGCGACCGCCTGGGCACCACGCCGAACGCTGGCATGGACCCCGCTGTGACGTGGGAGTATCCGGGCGACATTACGGACTTCACGCTGATCGAGGATTACGGCGACGGGTCTGGCGCGAATGACGTGCTGGCACTGTCGTCGGCGGCCAATGATGCGCGGCCACAGTCGGCGCACGCTCTTGTGACTGGTGACAATCGTCCGAAGTTTGAGATGCGATTCACGCCGTCAACGTCGATCAGTGTCACGGCAACGTTGGACTCGCACGCGGTGTCCAAGTCGGCGCTCGTGGGTCAGGGCTCACGGTCGCTCGCCGTGTCGCTCATTGGCTCCACGGCCCGTCCTGGTATCGACTTCCAGATGGGCGACGTGACGGGGTTCAACATTGGCGGCTCATCGTCGGTCACGGCGGTCACGGCTGACCGGTTGCTCGCATACCCGGGCGGCCTCGGTGGCACGGGTCGTGTCATCGGCTGGTCTCGAACGTTGACTGGCGTCCAACAGGTGACACCCGTCCTAGCCGATTTGGTGGTGACTCGTGGCCGGTGGTGATGCTTCCCAGATGCCCGCAGGATTAGACCCCGACTGGATTCACCGCAAGTTCGAAGCCATCGACCAATGGCAACGCGAAATGATGCCCTCGGTGGCTCAGTCGGTGAAGGAGATCGTCGCGGACCTGACCGCAGCACAGGGCACACTTGCGACAACGGTGTCCGACCTGGGAACGGCACAGACCGACATCGCGGCGCAACTCGTGAGCATCAACGCGCTCGTCGGGAGTCAGGTATACCCGAATGTCGCGCACGTGGACGCCGGGACTTTCTCCCTCGCGACCGGCGCGAACGTGGAGAAGGTTAGGGCGACGATTACCGTTCCGTCTGGATACACGCAAGCGCTCATCTTTGCGACAGCCACGATTGATGCGCATAACAGCACGGCCGCATCGGACGATTTCTATTTGCAGACAACGATCAACGGTACGTCGCTAGGGTATTCTGCCCAGGCCAGCGTTTCGTCAGGCGGCAACGGATGCATCTCGAAGGGAATCGCCGGGCTAATCCCAAGCCTGGGCTCAACGTTCTACGTGAACGCCCTCGCCTCGTCGGGGGTAGCCGGATGGTCGGCCAGCGCGTACAACATCGTGAACTTGGACGTGATGGTCCTCTTCCTGCGATGAACTAGGCGCCGACTGCCCAACAGGTCGTGCCAACCTGGTGCTCCACGTCAGACGCCCAGGGGAAGATGAAGGTCGCGTCGTATCCATTCGAAACGACGGGGACGCAGACGGAGTTGCCGCCGAGCGTGTCGGAGAATTCCTGGCGGGGCGTGACATTCAGGTTGACATGCCAGACGACCGCAAGAGCAATGGCGGCGACGAGTGCAATCCCGGCAGTAGGCGCCCACTTGCGAGTAACGACCGCTGTCGCAACTACGGCGATGAGCGAGGCGATGAAGATCATGGTCCTATCCTTTCGTTGGCCCGTCCATCGGGTCCATGTCATGACACTAACACCCTGCGCCACCCGGCGCATTCCCAACGTGAAATAGATCACACCCAGCAAACCCAGGAGCCCTCATGACCATGCACGCTATCGGCCTGACATCGCTGTCGAACACAGCCAAGGACTTCCGCAACGACATGTCAGCCATCCTCGGCGGCGCAACCACAGCACGCCCCACAGGTGCACGCTCAGGTGTCCGCCCAGGCACGCCCGTGACCACTGTGAGCCTCGTTGCGTTCGCTGGGACCGTGAAGCCTCACTCGGGCATCATGGATGTGCAAACGTCCGCCGTGGCTGGCCCCTACTGGTATTCGGTGACCGCCAACGAGACGTTCACCGTGTCCGCCGCGCACGCAACCCTGCCACGCATCGATATCGTGACCGTTCGCATCAACGACAATGTTGAGGACTCAAGCGGGCTCGAAACGGCCACCGTCCAATACAAGGCCGGAACCGCTGGCGCCGTACCTGTCGCACCGTCACCCGCGACAACGCGCGAACTCATCATCGCCACCATTGCCGTCCCCGCATCCGGTGGCGGCAACCCCGTCGTCTCATGGGTCGCGCCGTACTCGGTTGCGGCGGGTGGTCGCGTGTTTGTGCGCAACGTGACTGAACGTGCCGCACTCGTCGCCGCATACCCTGCCACCACTGAGAACCCCGTCGAAGTGTGGCGCAAGGATGCCGGGACCGGACTTGAGCGCGAGTCGACCGTCGACAACGTCAACTGGCTGACCACATTCAGCGGAACCCCCTGGACCGCATACACGCCCGTACTCACCGGAAGCGGCGGAAACCCCACCGGGTACACGGCCGCAGGGCGTTACGCCGTGACAGGCAAGACGGTTACCTGTGCGTTCAAGGTCGTCTTCGGTGCTGGCGCTGGGGGAGGGACGTACTCCATATCGCTCCCCATCGCGGCGCAAGACACTTCGGGCGGCGGGTACGTAGGCGGCACGATCTGGCTTTACTCGGCGGGCGGCGTGCAAATGAGCGTCGTCGCCGGAATCCCCGCGAGTGCTTTGACCATATGCACCTACTACGCCGCCACCTACGGGGGGGCGCTTACCGGAGTCGGCGCCACCACCCCATGGGCGTGGACCACGGGCAACTTCATCGCAGGCAACATCACCTACGAGGCGGCGTGACCATGCCCCTCGTCACCGCGCTGAATGGTCGCCTTCCGTCCACGATGCTCACCGTGGCCGACACGGGCGTACTCGGACCCCAACGGCTCCGACTCGACGCCGCCGCATCGTGGGACAGGATGATCTCTGCGGGGATGCCAGCCGGGTGCCTTCGCTCAGGGTACAGGACCCTCGCCGAACAAGGCACCCAAGACCCCACCCTCGCGGCCCCAGTCGGTCAGTCCCTCCACGGTGAAGGCATCGCCGCCGACACCGACCAACCCGCCCGCTCATGGATCACCACACACGGACTCCCCTACGGTTGGCGCATCGGCTTCGTCCCCGGCGAACCCTGGCACGCCCAATACGACCGGCCTGACCGACACACCACCCAGGTTGCACCCGCACCCGTACCAACCCCAGAACCAACCCCACAAGAGGAGGACGACGAAATGGCCGTTGTGAAGGCGATAATCTTTGATCAGAACCGTCCAGGAATGGACGACAGTGAGCACCCTGACTTCGCGTCTACGGCGATCGGTTGGCCGGGACACCCGGTAATCACGTCCGTGGGGAAGGGCCTCCGTGACGTCTTCAACTCCTCACGCACCGTTGCCGAAAACATGGGCTACACCGTTGAGGAAATGCACGCGGACGTCAACTTCTACGAGATGGTCAAGGCCGTCGACGACTCGTTCAAGGCCTGATCGATGGCCGAGACGCTGAGGGGGACCGTCCGATGACCGTCGAGGCACAGGACCCCGTGGGTGATCCGACGCGGCGCACGATGGCGACGCTCCACCGTGAGATCACCTCCATACAGGAATGGGCCGAACTCCAACTCAAGTCCGCCGCGGCCATCAACGACGAACGTCACGCCGCCCAACGTCGCGAGGACGAGATCCGGGAAGCGCACCGACTCGAGTTGAAGGCCGACAACCAGCGCACCGTTGAGACTGCGATGGTTGCCGCCGAGAAAGCCGTGCAAGCCGCACTCGCGGCAGCCGAGAAGGCACGCGACCAGCAAACCATCGCCTCCCAGTTGGCTACCGAGAAGGCCGAGAAGGCGTCCAAGGAGCAGTTGCAGCAGCAGGGCGAAACCTTTTCGACCGCGATCGCCAGTCTCAATGGCGGCCTCAACGACGTGAAAACGCTACTGAGCGAACTTCGCGCCGAAAAGAAGGGTGCCGTCGAAACGGTCACAGATCGACGCGCCAGCAACGGCCAGTTGATCGCCGGTGTTGGTGCCTTCGCCGCCCTCCTTGGCGCACTCGTCGCCGCACTCGTGCGAACCCTCGCAACCTAACCCAACCGTCAAGGAGACACCATGAACCCGCTCGTCCCCCCCACCGTCGCGCAGCGCGAACCGGCGCTCATCATCGGCCTTGTCACCACGGCCGTCGCATCCGTCCTCGTCCTACTCGCCGCGTTCGGCGTCGACCTCACCCCGGCCCAGCAGGTCGCCGTCATTGGCGTCATCGCAGGCGTCGGGCCGCTCGTCGCCGTGATCATCACCCGGAGCAAGGTGACCCCAAGTGCCACCGTCGTCGAGTCGGTCAGCTCTGAGGGTGAACGGATCGCCGGTCCTGCCTCGCCGCTGCCGACCGGGAGTGTCATCCCAACCCCACCCGTCGAGTCAACCCTTGACGCCCTCATTGGTCTCGCCGCAAACCAGGGTGTGTCACTCTCGAGCGCCACCACCGATGAAGATGCTGTGGCCTCACTGATCGCGTACAAGGCGCCACGGACCCGCAAGCCCGTCGTGTAACCTTTACCCGTCCGGTGTCCTCCAACGCCGGACCCGCGCGCTCGTCACGCGCACAGAAGCCGCCCGCTCCCTGATTCGTCAGGTGATGCGGGCGGCTTTTCTGTGCGTTCAGGCGGCCAACGGGAAGTCGGTGCGTGCGGGCATAGTGGTGCCGCCGCCGTTGAGTCGAATACGGACCCGTTGCGGCCCACGCTCAACCTTGACCCGCATCGACAGCGGCAACCACGTCCCACACGTCGGACAACGGCTCTCGGCGCTCACGCCGCCACCTCGTCACAGTAGGCGTGCGCGTCGTCGAAGTCGTCGAGCCCGTCATGGGCGTCGCGGGAAAATGCCGACGCACCGCACGAGCACACCGACACCGCCAGTGCCGACGCCGGGATCGTGCCGCGCGCAAAGAACAAGGCATTCTCACGGCGCTGGATGAGTATGCGCTTGGCTCGATCGTGACGCCGACGCCTGCGCATCTTGGCGGTCATGAGTCGTCCTGCATGTCGTCGATGTAGGTCAGGCGCACGGTTTCTGCGCCGCGATCGTCGTAGTCCGCTCGGGGTTCCGTCCATGCAACGGAAAGTGTGTTGCCGTCCTCATGGATCTCGTGCTTAATTCCGGCCGCCTTGAGTCGGGCAACACGCGAATCGAATGCCTGTCGCATCAGTCCGGGCTGAGTGTGATTGTTGACCAAGGTGCGTTCAATTACGACTTGGTGGCTTGCGGTCGTGGGTCTCATTCTTTGTCTCCTTCTGCGTGCTGTGCATTTTTCTTGATCCCGAGCGATGCAGCGACGGCGGGGTTGATTCCGAGCACGGTGTAGTCGTCGTCTGTTCCCAAAAGCACATAGAGTTCCCTGGCCGCCGCGCGCCACGAGAGTTCGGGTTGGTTTCCCCTGGTGAGCGCGATTAGGTTCGCAATGCGTTGCTGTTCAGTCTGGGCATCAATCGACTCCTTGAGGGCCAACGTCGCATGAACCTGGGCCTTGGCGGCATCGAACGCGGTGGGGAAGTCCGGGGATGGACCATACCCCGAGTATCTGACCTCTCTGATGAGGTATCGCGCGGTCGCGGCATGGTCGGTAGGGCTACTCACGATTCCTCCAATAGTGTCATGACACGAACGTAGCACCGTGCGCCACTTGGCGCAAGAGGGAACTCCAAGCGTTCTCCAAGGCCGGGTTGGAGTTGGAGAAGGGTGACCGATAATGGCCCGAACCGACCATCTATAACTTTCAATATTCACGTTCGACCCGAGGCGTGCGCATCTTGCGATCCTGCCCAAACGACGCCTGCTTGCGTGAGCGGGTCCTGATCCGGTGGCAGTTCGAGCACACCACTTCACACTTAGCAATCTCGGCTAGCAGGTCTTCCCACGTGCCCTTGGTCAGAAAGTTCGAGATCGTGTTGACCTTCAACGATGGGTCGATGTGGTCGAAGTCGTAGATCTCCGGGTGGTCACTGCGGATGCCACAGTCGACACAGCCAGACTCCATCTTGACGCGATCAGTATGGGCCTGGCGGTCCTTGCGCAGCGTCAGGTTGATCTCGCGCTGGCAGAGCCGACACGGGTACTGGAATCGCTTCTTGCCCTCACGCTTGGCGCGCTTCTCCTCGGCGAAGATGTAGAACATGGCGAGCGGGCGCGTCTCCTTGCATCGGAAACAGATCCGCTCCGTGGACTCTGGAATGTCGAGCGCTTCCTGGGTCATCCGTGCAACTTCCTGACTGTCGCCCCGTGCCACACGCCGCCCTGAGCCGATGGGACGCCTTCGCGGGTGAGTGCGTCGGCAACCTTCTGCCAAGACAGTCCTGAGCCCCGTAGCGCGCGGATCATGAGCAGCGTTTCCTCGCTGACGTTGGAGCGTCGGCCGAGTTTCGTGCCGCGAGCCTGAATTGCTTTGAGCCCGGCCTTGGTGCGGTCGCCGATGAGCTTCCTCTCCCATTGGGCGAGGGCCATCATGATGTTGGCGATGAGTTCACCGTTCGTGGTGGTCATGTCTACGCCGAGGTCGAGGACGATGATGGACCAGCCTTGGCTCTTGGCGGTCTCAAGTAGTCCGGCAAAGTCGAGGATCGAGCGGCTCAGTCTGTCCAACTTGGCGACGATCAAGACCTCGGCTTCGTGGTCGCGGAGTTTCCCGAGGACGAGCGCCAGGTTGTCACGGCGCCTGAGACTCTTGCCGCTCGCGACGTCTGTGTAGATGCCCACCAGGTCCCATCCGCGGTGTGCGGCCTCCGAGCGGATGACGGCTTCTTGTGCTTCGAGGCCTGCACCGCTCTCGCCCTGCTCTGCCGTCGAGACGCGGCAGTAACCGATCGCGCGGGTCATCGTGACCACGACGCAATCTCGGCTCGCACCGCAGCATCCATTCGCGCTCGGTTCTCGTCCTTGACCGTGCGCTCAGCCTCTTTGTCGACGAGCATCAGATCCTCCACGTATGCGGCCTTTGTTCGCCATGCGCGGTTGCACTTGTCGCAGCGGACGCATGAGTATTCGCTGTACGTCTCGTGGTATCCGTTGAATGCCGAGTGGTTGCACTTGTAGTCCACTACGACCCAAGTGCTTCGGTGCTCCCGCACACGGCATGTCTCCCCTGGGGCCATTGGTTCCCATCCTTCTGTTTGTCGCCGCGCCGTTCGCGCGATTTGTCATCATTGGTACACGGGTCTACTCTAGCACTACCCGCACACATTCGGTCGTTTGGTATTCACCTATTGCGCCGAGCGGTGCGGTGGGTATAGTGTCATGACACACCCAACGCTTTGGAGGAAGCAGAAATGACCAATCAGTCCACGCTCGCAGAAGCAATCAAGATGGTGCTACCTCATGTGTCACGAGACACGACGCTCCCAAGTTTGAACGCCATCCACATCTACCCGGACGCAGTGGCGGCCACGGACAGGTACACGATGGCGCGCGTCAAGATCGAGACGGGCATCAAGGCTGGCGAAGTGCTTGCCATCCCCCTGTCGATCGCACACCTCGGAATCGAAGCCATCGACGGCCGCCAACTCACACTCACCATGCCTCGCGCAATCAAGCGCCTCGGCATCAAGGACATGCAGTGGGCCACCGTCACGTGCCCCGACATCTCGGGCGACCTTCCCGAGTACCTGCGACTGCTCGACGAGTTCGAGCCCTGTGAGGATGGGACGGCGCCCACGGCACACCTCATCAGCATGGAGCACCTGCGGAAGTACTCGCAACGGCACTTCCCCAATCAGGGCCTCCGCATGTACCACGCAGTCAAACTTGAGTCGAACAAGCAAGGACCGCTCAAACCACTCCGCGCCACCATGAACGCCTACCCAGATTTCGACTCGCTCATCATCCCCCAGCGCTTCGGACCCACCTCATGACCGCCGCCCGTGTTGACCACGCGGGGGAGGCTGGGTGGGAGTATGGGGCATTCAGTCACCTCAAGCAATCCGTTGATGGAATCGCCGATACTCCCGAGGCCGTCAAGCTCGGACGCTCGAAGACGTGGAGCGATGACGACTGGACACCTGACGTGCTGGTCAAGCGCGCCAAGGCGGGGGAATGGACTCCCGTCGCCGCCGCACTCGGGGTCGACACCCCGTGACGGGTAGGCCGCGGCTGTTGGACCTGTTCTGCGGAGCTGGCGGTGCCGCAATGGGCTACTACCGAGCAGGGTTCGACGTCGTGGGCGTGGACATACATCCGCAGAAGCACTACCCATTCGAGTTCGTGCAAGCTGACGCGAACACATACCCGCTCGACGGGTTCGATGTGATCCATGCCAGTCCGCCGCGTCAGGATCATTCACCGCTCAAGTCGGTAGCGGGCCTTCACGAGACGGGGTGGATGCTTCAAGGCATGATCGACCGTCTTGAAGCGAGCGGGAAGATGTACGTCGTCGAGAACGTCGCTGGCGCTCATCGTGAGATGCGAACCGACCTCATGCTCTGCGCCAACGCGTTCGGCTTGCGATCGTATCGTCACCGCATCTTCCAGTCCAACGTCTTCCTGCTAGCGATGAACCACCCAGATCACGTTGTCCCCGTGAATCGCCGCAAGACGAACAGGCGCGGACACTGGGACGCGGGAGGGTTCGTAACGGTGGTCGGAGACATCGGCAGCTACGTCGGCCCCGAGGCAATGGGTATTGACTGGATGACTGGCAATGAGCTCTCCCAAGCCATTCCGCCGGCATACACAGAGTTCATCGGGGCCCAACTTTTGGATGCGCTGAACGATTTCTCTCCACCCACTTGACACGTCAAGACGTGGGGTATAAGTTCAAGTCATGACATCAACAGCAACCTCAACTCAAGGAGACACCGTGGACAAGCACAAAGACACCAACACCTGGATGCGTTCATTCAGGTGCAACTCAGACCTCTGGGAGGCCGCCAAGGATGAGGCCGCCGCCGAGGGTCGTTCGCTCGGCTCCGTGATCCGTGAACTGCTCACCGACTACGCGGGCGGCTCGGCAGAAGTGTACGGCGAGAAGTGACCATTCGTACCGCTCGCCATCGTCTCGCGTTCGCCTGGGTGATTGTGGCACTTGTCACCATCGGGACCGGGATGGGTTCGTTTGCTGTCGCGTCGGCCTTTGACAACTGGTTCGCCTACAGTGTTGCCGCCGTCATCACAGTGGCCGTGTTCAACGTGTGCTTCAAAGACGTGGAACGCGCACACGCAGACCTTGAGGCCCTGTACGAAACCAACTACGTCGAGGACGAGTGGGCGTGATGGGTGACATGCCCGAGGTTGACCTTCGCGCTCTGGACCGCAACGAGGACGCGCACGTGATCCACTTCGGCGGCGCGTTCACCGTCCAGGCTGGCATGTACCGGCTACCCGACCCGATCCCGTTCTATGACGCGCATGTCATTGCCGCCGTACACAATGAGGCGCGTATCAATCAACGGTTCGCCGAATCGTTGCGCGTCGACTCGACCATCTGAACCACAAGCGTTGGAGGACGCCATGAGCAAGTTCGTTTCAAGTCACGGCTACAAGGTGTGGCGCGAAGGTGACGACTACATCACCAAAGTCGAGGGCCACAAACCCTCCGCCAACGAGGCCAGTCACGCACAGGCCATCGCCGAGTACATTGTCGCCAACGAGTATGGCCCAACGGTACCGCGCGTGATCCACGCGCTCGCATTCAGTAGCGTGCTGGACATTCCCTCGGTGACGCTCTGTGGCGAGGTGCGCTTCGAGAAGGACCTTCGCGAGGATGGTGTGGGTTGCATCAAGTGCCTCAAGGTCGCCGTCGATGCGCTCATGACGGTCACGCGATGACCGCCGAGGACTGGTCGCTGGTCGACCAAGTTGACCGTGAGCCGGGGACGATTGCGACGTTGGAGCGTGAGGCGTTCTGTCGTGCGGTGCGTCGTGTGGCGGCGAGCACGGGTGGCATTGTCACCGCTGCGCAGATCAGGGCTGAGCTCAAGACGCCCATGAACCCGTGGCGTGTTGGTGGCATCATGAACGGGTTCGCTAACCGTGGCATCATCATCGACACTGGTCGCACCGCACCCGCCAACGATCTCAAGAATCGCAACCGCAAACGACCCAAGCCCGTATGGCATGTACCCAATTTGGAGGCAGTGAAATGAGCACTACACAGAGCAACACGTCCAGTTCGTCGGACATCGGATTCACGGGATTGCTCACGGTCCTATTCGTCGCCCTCAAGTTGACCGGGTACATCGCCTGGTCGTGGTGGTGGGTCCTGTCGCCCCTGTGGATCGGCGCCGCAGTCGTCGTCGCCTTTCTCATCGTCGGCGCGCTTGTGATTTGGGTGATGGACCGATGACCGTCTACACACAATCCGCCCCGTTCGAGTTCGAGGGCGTCAAGGTTTGGCGCACGTTCCCGATGGGCGACGTTGCTTACGAGGCTCCGCAGACCTGGTTCGATCTCAGGTTGCAGGAGCGCATCGCCAAGGCCATGCACGCATTCATCGAGGCCGAGCGTGACACCTGGGCCTGGACCAAGGACGACCGCACTGAGGCGCGGCGGGGTAGGTGGTACGTCCAGCGGGCAACTCTTGGCTGGCGCGTGTTCCATGACGACTTCACGATCAATGACGGTCCAGGATTTCCATGGGCGATGCATTGTGACGGCGCCGAAGCGAACGGCCTGCTCAAGTTTCATGTCGATCACCCGGCGTCAAAGAATGCACTCGCGTCCTTCCTCGCCTTCCGCGCGACCCAAACCCCGCCGCCCCCCGCGCAGGTTGACGAGCCCCAGGAACTTGGCGCGAAGGTTTGCGTCGGAAGCAAGACTCACGTTCGCGTTCCTGTCTACCAGCCCGGCGACAAGCCATGGGTGTTGCCTGGTCAGGGAATCCGCTCGTCGTGGGCCGAACTGTGCGCCCTGGGCCGCGTGCTTCCGATCATGCCGAGTCCCGGCGAATCAACCACCCCGCCCGCACCGGAAGAACCGAGTGGGTTCGGGTACGTGGGGTACGTCGACAACGGTGACGGTGAATTGTACGACGTGTACCGCACCGACGACCGCAACGACCCCTTCACTTGGACGAGCCGCAAGGACGGATGCACGGGGATCAGCACGTGGAAGAACATCCCGTATCTTGAGACCTTTACGGCGGTGACCCCATGACCCGCCCGATCCTGACGTGGTCCCTGGTCGGCGTGTCCGTTGCCATCGCCACGGCCATGAGCGCCGGGTTCCTCCTCACGCTCGCCGTGTGCGACGCCAAGGGGGAAGGACGATGACGCACACGGTTCACAACGACATCGAGCAGGGGTCCGATGAGTGGTTCGAGTTGCGGCGTGGCATCGTCACGGCTTCCGTCATGGGCAAACTCGTCACGCCAACACTCAAGGTTGCGGCCAACGAAACGTCGCGCACGCTTGCCAGGTTGCTTGCATCCGAACGCATCACGGGCCGCATCCAGCCAACGTTCACCAGTGAAGCCATAATGCGCGGCCACATGGACGAACCGTTGGCGCGCGACCTGTACACGCTCACCCATGCGCAGGCCACTGAGGTCGGCTTCATGGAACGCAGCGTGGGCTCCGCACGTCTCGGGTTTTCTCCCGATGGCGTCGTGGGTGACGACGGCCTCATTGAGGCAAAGTCCGCCGAACCGAAGATCCACCTCGATCGCATCCTTGGCGCACCGATCGACCACACGCACATGGCCCAAATGCAGGGTGGCATGTTTGTTGCCGAACGCGAGTGGTGCGACTACCTCTCCTACTGTGGGGGAATGCCCATGTGGGTGCAGCGCGTCGAAGCATCCGCCGAATGGTTCAACGTCATCGCCGCGGCCGTCGTCTCACTCGAGGCCGACATTCTCAGCATGATCGACACCTACATGGCGGCCGTCGAGGGGCTTCCCGTCACCGAATACATCAACTACAACGCAGGAATCGAGTTCTAACATGAAGATCGTCAGTCTCACCGCAGAAAACGTGAAGCGTCTCAAGGCCGTCCACATTGAGCCGGACGGCACGCTCCAAGTCATCGCGGGTCGGAACGCTCAGGGCAAGACGTCCGTCATGGATGCCATCTGGCTCGCACTCGGCGGCGGGGCGGCAATGCGCGAAACCGCAAAGCCGATCCGCGACGGCGAAGAGTCGGCATCGGTGACGCTTGACCTGGGAGACCTCGTAGTCACCCGCACGTGGACGGGCGACAAGACGACGCTCACCGTCAAGAGCGCGGACGGGGCCAAGTACACGTCGCCCCAGGCCATGCTCGACGCACTCGTGGGCCGCCTGTCGTTTGACCCGCTCGCGTTCACTCGCCTCTCAGGACGTGAACAGGTGGCGGCGTTGCTTGACCTCGTGGACCTCGACGTCGACCTCGACGCAATGGCCGCCGAGCGTCAAAAGCTCTACGACGCGCGCACCGAACTGGGGCGCCAGGGTAAGGCGCTGGGGGACGTGCCCAAGGTCGACAAGTCTCTTGCCGAGACAGAACGGTCGGCCACCGCGATCATCGAACAGATCCGCAACGCTCAAGCCGCCGAGAGCGCGCGATCTACTGCTGAGAGCAACGTCAACATCGCATCGCAGAAGGTGACTGCAATCAAGGCGCAACTCGTGGACCTTGAGGCCGAACTGGCAAACTGGTCTGGCACATTCGAAGACCGGTCCAAGACCCTCGCGGCGTTGCCGATCGCGCCAGACACGACGGCTCTCGAATCCGACCTGGCAAACGTCGAGCAGACCAACGCCGCGATCCGCGCGAACAACGAAGCCCGCACCAAGGGCGCCACGCACGCCAAGTTGACCGCCGACTACAACGACCACACGGCCAAGATCGACGCCCTCGACACCAAGCGCGACAAGGCGCTGGCGGCGGCCAAGTTCCCCGTCGATGGCCTCGGGTTCACTGACGATGGTGTCACCTTCCAGGGCGTCCCGTTCTCGCAGGCGTCCAGCGCCGAACAGATCAAGGTGTCGCTCGCCATGGCAATGGCACTCAATCCCAAGTTGCGCGTCATCCGCATCCTCGACGGCTCCCTGCTCGATGCAGAATCCATGGAAGCAATCGGCGCAATGGCGGCAGCGAACGACTTCCAGGTATGGGTCGAGCGCGTCGCAGATGGCTCCGGCGTCGGTGTGGTCATCGAAGATGGGTCCGTGGCCTGATGGACATCACCGAAGCGCTCGCACCAGCAAGCGACCAACTGGACGCGGTCGAACTGGTCAACCCACGCACCTTTACCATCGCCCCCGGATCAAAACTTGGCAAGCGCGACGGCAAGACAGTCGCCGAAATCCGCTTCGTCGACTTCGACCGTGTCTGGCGCCCAAGCAAGGGAATGCTCGACGTGCTCGCCGCCTGCTGGGGCACCAAAGCCGAGGCGTGGGTTGGACACCAGGTCACCGTGTACAACGACCCCGACGTCATGTACGGCAAGGACAAGGTCGGAGGGGTTCGCATCAGCCACCTGTCGCACATCGACAAGGCGCGCATCGTGACCATCCGAGGCGCTGGTGCTGGCCGCAAGAAGCCGTGGCCCGTGCAACCTATCGCCGAAACCGCCGCCACGAAACCGCCCACGTCCGCGCAGATCGCATCATGCGCAACCCCCGACGAACTCATGGCGCTATGGGACGCATCGACCAAGGACGACGACACGCGCGCCCTCATCAAAGCACGCAAGGCCGAGCTCGACACCACCCCCACCGCCCAGGGCACGCTCGACGAGGAACAGGGAGTGCTGGCATGAGCGGGCAGTATGCGCAGTGGACCACCGTCGATTCGGGCAAGTCGCGGATCGAGATTGAGAAGACCCTTGTCCGCTACGGTGCGGCGGCGTTCGCATACGGATGGCAGGACGGTGCCGCGATGATCGGGTTCTCTCTGCACGAGAGGCAGATCAAGTTCATCCTCCCCATGCCCGATCGGAACTCGCGGGACTTCACGCGCACGCCCACGGGGTTGCAGAGGACCGCGCGCGCCGCGGCCGAGGCATACGAACAGGCCGTGAGGCAACGTTGGCGCGCGCTCAACCTCGTTGTGAAGGCCAAACTTGAGGCCGTCGCATCGGGCATCGTGACGTTCGAGGAGGAGTTCTACGCACATATGGTGCTCCCCGGTGGGCAGACGGTGTACCAGGCCACGATCAACGCAGTGGAGCGCGCGAAAGAGACCGGCGACCTCCGCCCCCTACTCCAAATCGAATCATGACCGATCACGAACCCACGGCTGAGGACATGGCTGTCGAGCTTTACAACGTGACCGATGATGGCGTAGATACTCCCCACAGGTCGATGATGGAAATCTTCGCCGCGTACCAGATCGACCTTCGCATCTGCCCGTCGTGTGACCGTGCAGGCGGACAACACGCCGGGGCTTGCGACGTCGACCCCGGATGGGTGAACAGGACATGACTCAGCGAGGCGCACACTTCCAGAAGAAACCCATCACCAGGGTTCACAACTCGATCTTCGACGGCCACTACCGGCGCATCACACCCGCCGAAGTCGAAGCCGCCACAAGGCTCATCAACAGGTTGGGCGGCAAGGATGCACCAGCTATCCTCACCATGCTCGGAATCGGCAAATGAGCGCCCCACCGTATGCGCGCATCCATAGGTTCATTGCCGAGACCAAAGCCGGGACAAAAAACTGGCCTATCGAGCCGTGGACAACACCAGAGGCCATCGTCAGAGACCTCATCAACGTGTTCGATCCGCACGACCCAGACAGCGCCGGATCAATCTTCATCGAATGCACTGAACGGCAAATGATCGCCCGCCGACTCTCCATGAACAACGCCGTCCGCCGACACTGGGGTCTCGCACTCCGCGCCCGAGCAACCCGCCTCGACCCATACGCCATCGGGGGACCAAGCCGCATCTCACCATGGGAAATCACCATCGTCGTCAGGGAGACATCATGACCCACCGTAAACTCTGGCGCGGCATCAACGCCACCACCCTGCGACTCTGGCAACACGACACCCACCGCCCATACATCGCCGTGTGCCTCGGCGAAGGATTCAACGACCCACCACTCAGGCTCGAGCGCCAATTCAAGTGGCTACACCTCAGCGTCATCGGGGCGCTCATGTTCCTGCTCGGAGTGATCGTTTACCAAGTCGGATGGGGAATGCGATGAACAAGACACAAATGTCCACAACTACCCACGGCGACCCCAAATGCGATACGATGTCCTTATGAGCAAACCACCAGTACTCATCACCCGCCGCGAAGTGGCAGAGTTCTTCGGGGTCGATCCAAAGACCATCACCAGATGGGCGGATGACGGAAAACTTACCGTCCACCGCACGCTCGGAGGACAAAGGCGCTACAACCGCGCCGAAGTCGAAAGGCTCGCAGGACCAGAGTCGCGCGAGGACGCCTGATGGCCGTCTCAAAGCGCACCCGATTTGAAGTGCTCAGGCGCGACGCCCACACCTGCCGCTACTGCGGCGGAAAAGCCCCAGACGTCGCGCTTCACGTTGACCACGTGCTACCCGTCGCGCTCGGCGGATCTGATAAGCCAGAGAACCTCGTCACCGCGTGTGCTGACTGCAACTCAGGCAAGGGAAGCACTTCCCCCGATGAGAAATCCGTGGCCCAGGTCTCTGACGATGCCATGCGTTGGGCACTCGCCATGAAGGAGGCCTCGAGGCGGGAAGATGAGAGGACTGACGCCGAGGAGTCGTACATCGACGGGTTCTACGTGTCCTGGACTTCATTCACGATAGCGGGAACCGATCGCACGCTTCCGCTCAGTTCAAACTGGGAGGCAATCGTTCTCGGTTATGTGCGCTCAGGGTTGTCGGCCCCAGGACTTCTCAGCGCTGTCGAGGCGGCCATGGGGAGAAAAGGTATCGAACCCGGGTCTCGATTCCAGTACTTCTGTGGAATAGTCAGGAACAAACTACAGGCGCTCAACGAGGTCGCCGCTCAACTCATAGAGTCCGGCGAAGTCTGATGGCCCGTTCCTATGGGCGAATCGCCACCACAATTTGGTCCGACCCGGACTTCCTGGCGCTCGACGCAGAAGCGCAGCGACTCTACCTGTTCCTGCTATCACAGCCCGACCTATCCCATGCCGGACTGCTCCCATTGCGAGAACGCCGATGGGCAAAGAAGGTCGGCCGCGGCACCTCGCAGACCATCATGGCCGCACTCGAATCCCTAGCGGTAGCGCGCTTCATCATTGCCGATGAGGACACCGAAGAGGTGCTGATCCGCACAATGGTACGCAACGACGGAGTGTGGCGGCAACCGAAAGTGATGATCCGAATGCGTGAAGATGCGCGCCTAATCGAGTCCCCAGCGCTCCGTTCCGCGTTCGCCAAAGAGCTTGAACGCCTGCCATTGGACGAACTCAACGACAAGCCAGGTGGCGCCAATTCCGACCAGCCATCTACCAGGAAGGTCGTTCAGGAAATCGTTGACAGTCTGCGCGCTGACTTCAACGCGGATACCCGTCCCGATACCCCACCGACAGGGTATCCGATACCCTCCACGTACGCGCACGCGCACTCCCCCAGCCCCCTACCCCCTACCCC